ATGCACTAAGCAAGATTGAGAACGAGCAACTCTGGATTTTCAAAAGCAGCAAACCCGAAGAATCCGTAAAACGCGAGATGGCCTGGTCCATGTTGAGGGCAATAGATAACCTCAAAGGTGAACTGACCAAGACCATCGACAACGCAAAGGTGGCGCAACGCGCTGCGGAACGGGTTAATAAATGACAGAATCCTTAAATATGGACGCAGCAGTCCAGGCACTCACGGCCATACTTCCCGAAGAGGGAGAAAAGTCAACCGACGAGGCGTTATCTCGGGAAACCGAGGCGGCGGTGGATGTTGAATTGTCCGGTGATGCAGACGCATCGGACGATGAAACGCCTACCGAACAGTCAGAGGAAGATGAGGAATCAGAGGAGAGCGAAGAGCCGCAGACTTTCACCGTCAAAGTAGATGGCAAGGAAGTTACTGTAACGCTTGACGAACTCCAGCAAGGTTACTCACGCACTCAAGACTACACGCGGAAGACCCAGCAGATTGCCGAGGTGCGAAAGCAAGTCGAGCAAGAAAGCCAGGCCATCCGCGCCGAGCGTGCGCAGTACGCTCAATTGTTAGGAGCATTGGAGCAGCAAGTTCAGCAGGCAGCAGCGCCTCAGATCGATTGGGACCGTCTTTATCAAGAAGACCCCATCGAGTGGGTGAGGCAGAAAGAGTTAGTGCGTGAGAACCAGGCCAAGTACGCCGCTATTCAGAGCGAACAGCAGCGACTTGCAGAAATCTCCAACTATGAACAGGCGCAATCTATGCAGGCATTTCTTGCTCAAGAGCAAGACAAATTGATGGAAGTCTTACCTGAGTGGAAAGACCCCGCCAAGGCCAAGGCAGAGAAGGCGCTACTCATTGAATTCGGCCAGAAGGCAGGATTCCAACCTGATGAACTGAAGAACATTTTTGACCACCGCGTCGTGAGCGTGTTGCGTAAAGCGGCACTGTACGAACAGATGATGTCCAAGCGGGGCAACATCAAGCCGGTGACCAACAATGGCCCAAGACCAGCCAAGCCAGGTGCAGCGGGTCGAGTCTCCACGACAAGCGAGTCAGTGCGTGCAAAACAACGTCTTGCAAAAAGTGGCCGCGTCCAAGATGCGGTCTCCGCAATTGAACTTTTATTAAAGTGAGTAAATCATGGCAATCGTAACTAATACTTTCACCACCTTTGACGCCAAAGGTATCCGTGAAGACCTGTCCAACATCATCACCAATATCGCACCCGAAGAAACTCCTTACATGAGTAACATTGGACGCGAATCAATCAGCAATTCGCTGTTTGAATTCCAAAGCGATACCCTGGCGGCGGCAGCGGCCAACAAGCAGATTGAGGGTGACGATGTCGCCTCTTTTGACGCTGTTACCGCAACCGTTCGCCTGCAAAACTACGCTCAGATTTCGCGCAAGACCATCATCTTGTCCGCGACTGAAGAGGTGGTCAACAAGGCTGGCCGTCGCAGCGAACTGGCTTACCAGATCGCCAAGCGTAGCGCCGAACTAAAACGCGACCAAGAGTTCACCATGCTGAACGGCGCTGTAGCTGCTGCTGGTAGCACCAGCGTTGCACGCGGTACTGCATCTCTGGGCGCGTGGGTCAAGACCAACGTAGACAAGCAGACTGATGGCACTAACCCGTCCTATACGACGCTGCCAAACAGCGCCCGTACTGACGGCACTGTGCGCACTTTCACTGAGACTATTCTCAAGAATGTGATTCAGCAAGTGTGGGCTGCTGGCGGCACTCCTAAGATTCTGATGACCGGCCCTGTTAACAAGCAGCGCGTCAGCGGATTCTCTGGTATCGCTTCCAGCCGTTTCAACATCAACGGCGGTGAGAAGCCTGCGACTTTGATTGGCGCGGTTGATGTTTATGTCAGCGACTTTGGCAACGTCAGCGTTATCGCAAACCGTTTCCAGCGTGAGCGTGATGCTTGGGTACTCGATCCTGAGTACGCCAAGATGGTTGTGCTGCGTCCTTACCAGCAAGTTGAACTCGCTAAAACCGGCGACGCTGAGAAGCGTATGTTGCTGGTGGAGTGGGGCCACAAGGTGCTGGCTGAGAACGCCCACGGCCTGGCTGCTGACCTGATTACTTCGTAATCAACTTGAAGGGATCAGGGCAACCTGGTCCCTTTTTTAACGCATGAACAATCAAGTATTTGACGAGAACAAGGAAGCGGGTATCACCCGCTTTTGGCATTTCAACGATGAAACCGGCCAGGCAACAATTCAGACTCAGCAGGATGTCACAGCAGTTGTTGAAGCAAATAAAGAGGATTTCAATAAGGTAGATGAGCGTGCAAACTGGAGTGGCGAGTGGCATCACGTTGCCAGCATTCCGGAAGCTATCTACTACAAACTCAAAGCCGAGGGCAAGCTGGACGATGATGCGTATATGAAACGCTGGCTCAATGACCCCGACAACAGATTTTTCAGAACGAGACCTGGACAAGTATGAATAACTACATTGCAGTCTGCACTCCAGCGCAGGACATGGTCCACGCCAATTTCACCTACTGCTTGGTGAATATGGTCTGCTACCACACGCTGAACACGACAGATGCAGTGAGTTTGAAAATCATGCAGGGGACGCTGATACAAAACCAGCGTGCTGATCTGGCGCTGGATGCAATGGCCGAGGGCTGTAGCCATATCCTGTTCATCGACTCCGACATGACATTTCCCCAAGACATGATTGAGCGCCTGCTCAAGCACGACCTGGACGTTGTGGCAACCAACTGCGCACGCCGACGCATCCCTACCGGACCGACTGCGCAGAAGTACGATTCTGATGGCAAGCGCGAACTGATCTACACGATGCCCGAGTCAACCGGCATCGAGGAAGTTGGCAGCATTGGCATGGGCGTGATGCTGATTAAGCGCAACGTCTTTGAGAAGCTGACAGAACCCTGGTTCGAGACTCCCTGGCGCACCGACGCCCGAGGCTACATCGGGGAGGACATCTTCTTCTGCCGTAAAGCGCAGGACTCAGGGTATAAAATCCACATAGACCACGACGTGAGCAAAGAAATCGGCCATATCGGGACGTTTGAGTTCAAACACGATCACACCTGGATGATGCGCGACATCGAGAAGGGAAAGGCAGAGCATGGCACTTAGCACCTACGCTGAACTAAAAGCCTCGGTTGCCGACTGGCTCAACCGTAGCGATCTCACGTCTGCCATTACCGACTTTGTCTCTCTTGCTGAAGCGCAGATGGAGCGCGATCTGCGCACCAGGCAGATGATTGTCAGGGCCAATGCCACCATCAGCGACGAGTACAGCGCACTGCCAAGCGACTACCTAGAGGCCAAATCGTTCAAGCTGACGGGAACAAACCCCATATCGCCGCTGGTATTCCAAAGCATCAACGCACTAGATGACTTGCAAGTCAGTTATAGCGCCAGCGGCCAGCCTAAATACTTTTGCGTCATCGGTGGACAGATTCGCGTCCTGCCGGTTCCCGATACCTCCTATGTCTCTGAGTTGATCTACTACGCGAAACTCAGCAAGCTATCTGACTCAAACACGACCAACTGGTTGCTGACTCTCTCGCCCGACGTTTACCTTTACGGTTCGCTGCTCCAGGCCGCGCCATACCTACAGGATGATGCGAGAATCCAGGTATGGGCTGGCCTGTACCAGAAGGGCATAGAAGCACTCAACCTGGCTGATGAGCGCGGTTCCATGACGGGTGGCGCGTTGATGGCAAGAGCAAGGACATTCGGATGATAGTGACCACTACAAAAGGTGATATGGATGAATCGCTGCTTGAGAAGCGCGAGGGTTCAGACGAGAATGACAACGAGACAATTTCGTTCACTGAGTATTGGCTAGACGGTGAACTGGTGCATAGGTCTGTTCACGTTATGCTCAAGCGCAACGTGTTCAGCGAGGGCATAACTCAAATGATTGGATAAGAAATGGCTAACACGCAAGCAATGTGTACATCGTTCAAGGTTGACTTGCTCAATGCCGTACACGCATTTAATGGGACCGGAGTGCCAGCGCACACTGTTTCCACCGCCGACACGTTCAAGGCGGCGCTGTACTTGGCAAGCGCCACCGTAAACGCCTCCACAACGGCCTACAGCAGCACTAATGAGGTAACTGGTACTGGCTATACAGCAGGCGGCGTGACTGTCACCTTTGGCACTGCACCGTCATCTACAAGCACCACGGCATTCATCACGCCCAGCGCGTCCATTAGTTTCAGCGCAGTCACGTTATCCACCGCGTTTGATGCGGTCCTGATCTACAACTCGACTCAGAGCAACAAGGCGGTGAGCGTCCACACATTTGGATCGCAGACAGTCACCGCCGGTACGTTCACTCTGACCATGCCAACCAATGACTCCAGCACCGGCCTGATCCGGTTGGCGTAACTGAAGGGGCAGCGCCGTGGCTGCATACGGGTCAGGACGATACGGCTACGGCCCTTGGAGCATTGGCGAAGCCAGTGCTGCATTAACGGGCAACGCCTCCACGCTTGCCATCGGTTCCCTGCTTGCCAGCACATCAATCCAGGAAGATGGGACGGTTGCTACCGGCAGTGTTGGGACTGTAGGCATAACGTACTCAGTTTCCATTACTGGAAATGCATCCACGGGTTCTATAGGAACCATCCTAGCTGCTCCGATTGCCACCGGCAATAGTGCAACTGGCTCCGTAGGAACGGTGAGTGCTGAAGTCATATCGTTCCAGGACATCACTGGAGTAGATGGAACTGGCTCAGTTGGCACTGTCGCAAGTGTCATATCAATTGAGATAATTGGGAACAGCGCAACTGGTGCGGTTGGGATAGTCATTGGGTTTGGGTGGGGCGCGATACCAGATACGTCCGAATCATGGAGCGCGATACCCGATACATCAGAGACGTGGACAGCTATTGCCAATACGTCTGAGACTTGGACGCCGGTATCTGACACCAGTGAAACATGGACAGATATATCCGATAATGCAACAACGTGGCAAGAGGCCGCATAGAGGTAAATTATGGCAGATACGACAACGACTAACCTACTACTTACCAAGCCCGAGGTAGGAGCCAGCACTGACACTTGGGGAACCAAGATCAACACCGACCTGGACTCAGTGGACGCAATATTCGCTGCGGCTGGAACCGGAACTAGCGTTGGTCTCAATGTTGGTGCGGGTAAGGTTTTGACTGTTGGAGGGATTGCCTCTTTTGCAGCAGGCTCTGCGGCGGCTCCAACGATTACGGCTACTGGTGACACCAATACAGGCATCTTCTTCCCAGCTGCTGACACTATTGCTTTTGCTGAAGGCGGTACAGAAGCTATGCGAATCACCTCCGCAGGTGGCGTGTCTTTTGGTGCGACTGGCACTGCTTACGGAACTACCGGACAGGTACTGACTAGCCAAGGTAATGCCACACCTATCTGGGCTGCGGCTAGCACTTCACTTTCGGGCGTTACAGATTCCGCAACACCTTTTGAAACGTCCCTAGGTTCAGGTGCAGGGAATGTGAACACGGGAGTACAAAACACCTTTATCGGATTTGATGCTGGAAAACTCAACACTACTGGAACAGACAACACGGCAGTTGGTTATCAGGCTTTTGACACCAACGTCAGTGGCCTACAAAATACAGCCGTAGGGTCTTTAGCACTTAGTGCTAGCACTAACTCTAACAACACTGCTGTGGGATTTAACGCGCTCGCTGTAACCACCACTGGTGCCAATAATGTTGCATTGGGGTCTGAGGCGTTGCTTGCATCAACAACTGCGACCGGTAACATTGCCATAGGAAGATTGGCGTTAGCTACCAATACCACAAATTCTGGCAACACGGCTGTTGGGACAACTGCTTTGACAGTTGCTACAGCGAATCACAATACAGCTTTTGGAACAGATGCTGGCAAGGCTGTAACTACAGGAACGCAAAACGTCCTGACCACCGGCTCCAACAACATCATTATTGGTTACAACGCCGCAGCATCCTCCGCAACAGCTTCCAACGTAATTACCCTTGGGAACAGCAGTATTGCCACTCTGCGCTGCCAAGTCACCACCATTACCGCCCTGTCTGATGCGCGTGACAAGACCAATGTGGCTGACCTCAGTGCTGGCCTTGGCTTTGTCAATGCACTGCGCCCAGTTAAGTTTGATTGGAATATGCGTGATGGCGGCAAGGTTGGCATACCCGATACAGGCTTTATTGCCCAAGACCTCCAATCGGTGCAAGCCACTACTGGAATTGAAATCCCCGACCTTGTTTTTGCTGAAAATCCAGACCGGCTAGAAGCTGGATACGGCAAGTTAATTCCCGTATTGGTCAAGGCCGTGCAAGAGTTGTCCGCTGAAGTTGAGCGCCTCAAATCTCAAATCAAAGGTTAATATGAAAAACCCAACCCCCGAACAAATCGCCAAACACTACTCAGCCGCAATGGACTCGGTGAACTTGCTCAACGCTGGTAAACCCGCAGACACCACGGATGCGGAATGGGCTGATTGCGTCTATCGCAATGTCGAGCATTTGAAGATTATGGTCGCCAAAGACTTCTGGACAACAGAGGACATGGCCCCCTTTAATGCAGCAATTTCCTCAAACTGACACTACCTTGGAGCGCATAAATGGAATTCCAGCCAATGTTCAACTTTATCGGTGGCGCAATCCTGGTTGCCGTTGGCTGGTGGTGCAAAGAGATATGGGACTCAGTAAAGTCGCTGAAGGAAGACCTAAAAGCCATTGAGATTGATCTGCCAAAGCACTACGTCAGCAAGGCAGACATTGAGAGCCGCCTGGATAAGATCGACGCAACCTTAGAGCGAATCTTTGACAAGCTAGAAAACAAAGCAGACAAGTGATTGACCAGGTTGTCTCAGCGGAAAGCCCGTGGCCTAACACTGAGACAAAGACCGTTTTGGTTTGTCGTATTCCTAAAACAGATGAGGACAAGAAGATGGGTGCAAACGAATTCACTGACAAAGACGGACGCATCTGCCGCTGGGTAGTTGTGAACAAGAAGTAATGGACCCGTTCACCGCATTCGCTATGGCACAAGCTGCCGTTGCTGGCATAAAAAAGCCATTGCTCTTGGTAAAGACATCCACGGCCTCTACAAAGAATTTAGCAGTTTTTATCAAGCAGCGGATACAGTTCACCTAGCAAGCAGCAAAGCCAGGATTGCTTCAATAGGAAAATCAAATGCACAGATCAGTTCCGAAGCACTCCAAATTGCACTGGCATCCAAGGCGTTGCGAGAGCATGAGAAGGAACTGAAGGACATCCTTTTCTATAGTGGCAACGCGCCGGTCTGGGAAGAGATGATGGCAGAGCGCACCAGATTGATAAAAGAGCGCAACACATTGGAAAGAGAAGAAGCGGAACGCAAGCAAAAAGACAAAGAGATGAAGGTTGCAATTATTATGAACACACTCTGGATTTCCGGTGCATCCGCGATTATTGTTCCACTAGTCAGCATCACGTTTCATGTTATTACCAATAGGGGTTTCTAATGATTCCAATCATCGGCGCACTACTCAGCACGTTAGCTGAAAGCGGTTTAGGACTGCTGTCCAGCGCTATCCAGGCCAAGGGCAAGGAGGTGGTCGAGAACACGCTTGGAATCAAGATTCCCGATAACCCAACTCCCGCTGACGTTGAGCGCCTGCGCGAGTTGCAGTACCAACATGAGGAGCGCCTGATTGAGTTGGGCATTGAGAAAGCCAAGCTAGAGATGGCCGAGTTGGAACTGCTGGCAAAGGCTGCACAGTCTGATGCGGAGAACGTCACAGACCGCTGGCAGGCAGACATGAACTCCGACTCTTGGCTCTCAAAGAACATTCGGCCAATGAGCCTGATTGCTATCTTTATGGGGTACTTCCTGTTTGCCATGATGAGCGCATACGGCCTCAACGCCAATGAGTCCTATGTGACCCTGCTGGGTAACTGGGGGATGCTGATTATGGGTGCGTACTTCGGTGGACGTACTGTCGAGAAACTTGCTGAGATGAGGAGCAGCAAGTGAAAGCAAAACTGACGTTCCTCGTGACCTTGATGGTCAGCTTTACGCTGTGCGTTGTCATTATTGGAATGGTCGCGGTGCTGATGGCTGGCCTGTTTGACCCAATCGTGGACAACGGCGAAATCTTCAAGCTCATCAGCCCTGCTTTCCAGACCATCGTCGGTGGCTTCATTGGATTGCTGGCGGGTGTGAAACTGTCCCACGGAGAGAAAGAAGAGGAGCCAAAATGAGCCTAAGTCAAGAGCAAGCAGCTTTCCTGCTGGATATGTGCAAGCTGATTCAGTACGCAACTGACCAGGGTTTCATGGTCACTGGTGGCGAGTTAGCCCGTACACCGGAGCAGCAGGCCATCTACGTCAAAACAGGCCGGTCTAAGACCATGAATTCCATCCACCTCAAGCGGTGCGCGATGGACTTGAATTTTTTCAAGGATGGAAAAATTGTTTGGGATAAAACAATCCTTGCTCCTGTTGGCGCGTACTGGGAAAGCCTGTACCCTAAGAATCGGTGGGGCGGCAACTTCCGTTCATTGGTAGACTGTCCTCACTTTGAACGCAACGTATGAGCGACTACAGCGGCCAGATCACAACGCCAGCGCAGCCGAATATCGGAAACCCTGGTGATGCATATGACCGCCTGTTCTTCAGCCAGACACTCAGCAATATCGGGAACTACGCCAGCCGCGTCACAAACGCCTTAGCAGCGTTATTTGGACCGCGTGGAGGCAAGTACATCAACGCCCCTTATGGCGCGTTCCAGGACGGCACAGACCAGGTCGCGGCTAACACCACAACCGCCTACGCCATCACGTTTAACACTACAGATTTCAACAACGGCGTCACTCTCTCAAACTCATCCAGGCTGAATGTATCGCAGTCGGGTATATACAACGTCCAGTTTTCTATCCAGTTTACGAACACGACAAACGCATCTCAAGACGTTGACGTTTGGTTCAGAAAGAATGGAACAAACATTGACAAGTCGAACTCAAGGTTTGGGTTTGCACCCAGAAAAGGCGCTGGCGATCCGTTCCACATAATTGCCGCAATGAACTTCTTTGTCAACCTTAACGCAAACGATTATGTGGAAATCATGTGGCGGCCTACTGATGTCGGAGTGTCGATTGAGCAGTATCCGGCAGGCACTTCTCCAACCAGGCCAGCAGTACCGTCGGCCATCGTTACACTGTCGTTTGTCTCCAACCTATCGGTGTAATCATGGCACTCATCCCCTTAAAAATTCCACCAGGCGTCTACCGCAACGGCACTGAATATCAGTCTGCTGGACGCTGGTACGACTCAAACCTGGTGCGCTGGTTTGAGAATACGCTGCGACCCATTGGCGGGTGGCGGGTCAAGTCCACGTCTGCCATGACTGGTAAGTGCCGAGGGTTTATCACTTGGCGAGATAACAGCGCGGCACGTTTTGCTGCCGCCGGTACTCAATCCAAGTTGTACGCGATGAATGTCGGGGGTACGCTGAAGGACATCACGCCGACAGGGTTCACCGCGGGTTCCGCTGATGCTACTTCCACAACCGGATATGGTTACTCCACTTATGGAAATTTATCGTATGGAACTGCTCGTACTGACACCGGATCAATACCGGCCACAACTTGGAGCCTGGACACCTGGGGAGAGTACC